TTTGGTCTTGATTCTTTTATTCCTACATACTTTTGCATATTAGCTTTTAGTACTTCATCCCAAGCTTTGTATGGGTCAACACCATAAGCATCGAGTGTACCAATAGCAACAACACACAAATCAATGAGACCATCAACAATCTCTTCAGCATCTTTACGCCTGTAAGCTGCCTGGGTTTCATCCAACTCTTCCTGTAAAAATTCAATTCTAAACTTAAGAAACTCTCTTAGTTTTTCTGGATTAGCATCAACCCAATCACGAGTTTGATACTTGGTTTGCATGTCATGAATATCTTTTACCCAGTCTTTGCTCATACTATAATGTCCTTTTTAGGTGTCATGATTTTAGAGCCAACGCCTTTTACTTGGTCCACTAATGAATCCAAAGGCTCAACAATAAACATAACAAATTGTTTATCAATTGACACACCATTCTTTGCTTTGGTATATGGCATAAAAGGAATGAATCCAATCTTACCAGGTTCCGGTGCAAATAAAGCATGACCATTTTCAATAGTAATTTGATTTTCAGTTTCAGTCACTTGACCAATAACTTCTTCTCCATTACTTAATCTTACTAATTTATATTCCATATTTTTTTCCTCTTGGTATATTATAACACATTTCTGTGCAAATGTAAATAGCTATTTAATTTATTTACAGTATCAATCTCAGTTTGTGGATTGTTCCATTGCCTGTTCAATCTACTTGGATGTGGTATCTTACAATGTTCAACACCTAATCTGTTTAGATATTCAGAGGCTACATTTCCTAAAGCCACTATGTGAGAGTATTTATACGACTGTTCTACAGTAAATATAACCTTATCTTCTAAGTCATATATATTAGTCCAATCATAATCTTCTTTAATCCAACCACTTACACGATTCCACGTGACTGATTTAGATTTATCTACTAAACCTGGTTTCTGTCCTACAACTAATATCCTAGCCAAAGAAATCCTCCAAGCTTGCTACTTCCTCATGCTTCCAACCAACTGCTTGCAACACAGGTTCGATTGGGTCAAGGAATGTCTTTTTAAATTGTGTATCGTAATCAATGTACTTATGTAATCCAAATTCATCAGGTAAGTAATCAGAGAAAGCAATAACGTTCTCATGAATTGGATTTGGAATGCGTAAGTATACGAACTTGATTTTATCGCCATTTTGAATGTAAGGATATTTCTTTTGTAGCGATAAGTTATTAACTTGATGATTGAATAGTAATGACCCGTGTACGTGCATAGGCGTACCTTTTTTATAGATACTATTTGCATCCTTGAACTCACGAACCTTTGTGACTCCACGTGGGAATGCAATTTCATCGGGTGGTAATGTTTTGAAATGATTTTTAAATTGTTCGATTGCCTGTTGAGTTTCCTTTTCATCTTTTTGGATGATTACCTTGAACAAAGCTTTCAATGCTTCTCGACATGGTTCAGGTGTACTAGATTTGATTGCTTCAATTCCCATGATTTTTAACTTAGGCGTTTTATATCTTACACCCTCGTTGTCATGTACGTTTAAGATGTAGCGTTTTTTGGCTGTCCATATTCCTCTATCAGCTATAGCTTCCCTTTTCATAACCATGCGATTTGATACACCACCAAGAATATCAAATAAGTTATCGTAGGATTTAGCCAGTTCAGGCTCAAGCATTTCGTTAGCAACTTTATCTAAGAAGTCAATAGGATTCTCAGGTTTAAACTGATCGATTACATCTCCTAGGCGTACATACAAACTATCTGTATCGATGGCAACGACATAGTCTTTTCTTGTATTCGTTTTGAGCACTCGATTAAGGTAGGAGTTAAGTGCATATTCGGCCCATCGTATTGTAAGCTGTCCGGTAAGGGTAATTGCTTCAGCGATTCGTTGGTCGAAGAAACGAAAATATCTGTTGCCAAGAGCACCATAGAGAGAATTAAGCAGGATTTTAATAGCAACCTGTCTGTTCTCGGCAATTGCAATATCCCTTTCGATTTGGTATAGTTTTTGTTTGTCATCTTTATCCACCTTTTCCTTTTCATTTTGAGCATCAATCATTTGCTTTTTGATTCCTACCCTTTCATTATACATCTCATCAATAATCATTGGAAGTATTCCAACTTTCTTGGTTGTGAAGTGTTGGCCATTTGCAGCTACACACTCACCTTCAAACTTTTCCATTTGTACATTTGGATTTGCTAGCATATCTTCAATATCAACTTTACTTACCCTTCCATTCAATATTGTCTCAGGTGACATATTGTATTGCATAATAATAGAAGGATATAGAGAGTTTAAATCAAAACTAACCATGTGATTATGTATTCCAACTTGAGGTTCTTTTACAAAACCACCAGGATAGAACGTTTTAGTTTTATCCTCAGCAAATGGTATTATAATATTATGTTCATATAGTTTCCTAAAGATAATCGTATCCCAGATTGCTGTGGTGCCAAACGTGTCATTGTAGTTCACTCCACCTTTGTATGCCATAGTTAAACAAAGAGTAATTAAACCAAGTTTATCTTCGATCCTGTCGACCAACTCAACGTCCTTTATATTATAGTCAATAAATTTTTGGAAGTTATGTTGATATAAGGTATGCAAAGAGCCATACTCTTCGTAGGATAGTTTCTTCTCTCCAAGTACTACATGAGCAATGTGGTCCAACTTATAAGATTCCTGAGGACCATAAGAATATCCAAACTTTTTAAATAGGTCAAGGTAATCTAAATTAGAAATACCTTTGAGTTCGTAGGCAGTTTGAGTTCTACCCATCGTAGTTATTTCTCTACGTTCAATCATACTCCAAGGTGATAGCCTTTTTACGTATGGCTCACCAAGAAGTTTATGTATTCTGTTTACGAGGTAAGGTATATCAAAGAACCTAGTATTCCAACCGGTCACCACATCTGGTGAGTGAGAACCTGAGGACCAATGTGTTATGAAGTTGACCAAGAGGTCAGCCTCGGATTCGTAGCTTTTATAAACTACCCGGTTGGTTTTCATTAATGATTTGCTTACGTCATAGGTGCCGAGACCCCACACATAATATGTATTGTCGATATTATTTTTAATCGTAATCGCAGTGATTTGATTATCAGCTTTGTCTGGCTCGGGGAAGCCATCATCCGACGCAACCTCGATATCAATCGTAGTGACATTTACTTTGTTACGATCGAATTCGATTTGACCTGGAAAATGGTCATTGATGAAAGCCGAAATATATCGAGTGTTTCCAAAGATATGGAGCCCGGCGGTGTGTTTGTTCGTTTGAACCCATTCATTTGCAGATCGCATAGAGTCAAAACTCATCTTACCAACTGGAGTACCATCCAAGGCTTTCCAATTTGTAGGACGATTCGTACTCACGAATAGTGAGGGTTCGTATTTAATTTTTTCTGAGATTCGTTTATTGTGGTCATACCCACGGAGGAGTATCATATTACCATAACGACTTACATTAGTATAAAACTTCATAACATGTATATTATATCACAGTTCACGTCAAAAGTACACTGTTTTTTTAAAAAAAAGTGTGGGGGAAGTTTCCCTCCCCCGCATGATTATTGTTGACCCTAGAGATTTACAGTTGATAACCACATTAAAGCAGGTGCTAATCCTAAGATTCCTACCATTATTGCCGTCATCTCTAAAAAATCTATGAGGGTCTTACCAACGTCATCATACTTATCCATTAGGATTAAGATTGATTTCATTTTGTTCTCCAGTAAATTTGTTTATTACATACCTACTGGGTTTTCGCTGATACTAGCCTTTCAAATATTGCTTTTTCTTTGATGCCCCAGCAGACCCTATTTCGATCTTTCTAGGACGCTTCTCTTCTGGAAGTTCTACTCTAGCATACACTACTAGTATTCCATCCGTCAAATCAGCACCGTCGATTACAACAAATTCTGAGAGTCGAAAAGATTTCTCGAATTTGCGGGACGATATACCTTTAAATGCAAAGTCTCGCTCATCTTTACCCATCTCACCAGAGACCTTTAGGATGCCATCTTTGACTTCTACATTGATGTCACCTTCTTTGAATCCAGCTACAGCTAACTCGATTAAGAATTTCTCTTCATCGATTTTAACTATATTGTGTGGTGGATAATTATCTGTTCCAGACCTGGCACTTTGATGAATCCTTTCTAAGTCTTCGAATAAAGTATCAAATCCGACGAATAGTGAACGAGGCACGTTCAAGTTATTTCTTACCATTTTCATTTCCTCCTATAATAGCAAGGTTGTGGGAACCGGTCCAATACCGCATTCCTCGATTATATTTATACTAGTTTTGCTTCTAGTTTAAATAAATTTTTCATTTAGTAGCTTCCATGTTAAACAATTTTACTACTTTGTTTATTCTGCCTGCTTTCATAAGTTTATGAAAATCTTTCCAGGCTCTTTTAATTTTTTTCTCCATTATTGCTGTTTCCTATATTGTATTTAGGGCACAGCTCCCATTGAGTTTTTTCCTTAAAAGGAATCACCTTGATTTGTCTCAATGGCGCTAAATCTTTTGCTACCTCTGGGTTAACTATATTAATAAGTCCCCAATCGGCTAGTAGAGTTGCGATTGTATTTCTACGTTGTACATCATTTTCTATAAGGTTTGATGGCTTACCATCTAATAAAAATAGTTCCTTAAAATGTACAATAAAATATCTACCTTGCTTATGCAAGATGTGACATGATTGGAATAGTTTGTTGTCCTTTCTTGAGGCTACTCCAATTCGTGTTAAAGTTTCTCTGATTTTGAGAAAGTCATCGGGCTCATTCAACGTTACTTCTAACATATCAGCCGGAACCCAATTCTTGATTTCGTTATTTTGTTCTTCCACCTTTCAATCCTTTTCTTTTCAACTCTTCTATTTGTGCATTATTAAATAATTCTAAAACGGATTTAGCTTTATCGTTGCTATACCCATAATGTTGTTTAATGAGTTCTAGGTTATCGATGTCCTGTGGCTTTATCCACTTAGACCATCTTTTCTTTTTCTTAATTATATTTATAAAAAAATCGAATTGAAGGCGATGGTCTAGGTGATGATAACGGTTCATTTCGTTAGCATATAGCACAGTATCGTTAAAAAACGAAAAGTTCCTATTGATTATAAAAGGAGTGTACCCTTTTTCAGCTACATCATCAACCATGATATCTTTCTTAGTATCATTGATTGATTTAATATATTCAAAGGGATTCATTTTTATAACTACTCAATTGTGATTGCTGTTTTTTAACTACTTCGTTCAACTCAGTAATCCGTACTTGCGCATCATGTAATTGCTTTTGTAATTCCATCACGTTGTTCTTAAGAACTTCTATTTCTATATCTTTACTCATCATTTAAATTCTACTCCTGCCATAATTTCAGTTAGACACGCAACCATATTGAGTTCATGGTCAGCCACAAAGCTGTCCTTGTACTGATAATCAGCAAGTATCAATATAAGTTGAGGTATCGACTGAGGGTTAACATATTCAGTTGAACTATCGTATATCTTACGAAACATCGCAGCAGGTTCGATATCGATATTATCTGCCACCCATTGTCTCATCTTACGAAAGTCTTTTAACTTAAGATGACTCATAAGGTTTCCAACTGAAACATCATTTACGTTGACAAGTATACCAGAGTCAATACTACCTGATACACCATATCGTTGTAATTCATTTATTGTTCTACGAAAATCTGGAAAGTATTTCATAATCAGTTCAGCGAGAACTGGTTGCTCATAACTTACGCCTTCAGTTGTAAGTATATGCTCAAGCCTTTCCATCATACCCGCAGCAATCGTTTGTTTTTGTCCTTTAGGAATACCAAACTCAATTACACTACACCTTGAATGTAATGGTTCAATTATCCTATTCTTAAAATTACACGTAAGTATAAACCTACAGTTTGCTGAGAACTCTTCAATAAATCCACGTAAAGCGGGTTGGGTGGATTGGGGATTTAGATAGTCTGCTTCATCTAAAATAACCACCTTGTATCCACCCTCTAAACTGACCGAGCTTGCAAATTGCTTAATCTTATTCCTGAGGGTATCAATTCCTGACTCTTCCGAGCCATTGATTATTATATAATCTAAATT